GTCAATTTCAACCTCATTTCTATCCATGTCCCCTCCAAATCTGCCCGGCGGATATTGCTCATTACTCATTTTCTTTTTATAATTTTTAAGTGCAACTTCCCTGTGAAGCTAACAATAGCGTTCTTTTGATTACTTCTTAGTTTTTTTGTATTCGTTAGAAAAAGTAATAGTATCCCGAAACTATTACGTATGCCCAACAAACTATACATATAACGCAGACACTACTGGTCACTGCTTTCAGTTTATTTACACTCCTTCTTATTAAGTTCATTCCATCTTAGGAACTCTTTGGTTTCATAATCCCAAAACAATCCTTTATAATAATTATCGTCTTGAGAGTCTTCTTCTTCTTCTTTTACGAGTCCGAACCAATTCCAACGTCCGTTCTCTTTTAATATCTTTTTCATTTATTTTTTTACTAAACTCCCACCAAAGTACATACCAACAATAGCCCCTACTAAATTTGTATCAAGCGGAGTAATAACTAGACCATACATTTGTCGCCATTCCATTACTTCTTTTTCCGGAAGGAATAAAAATCCGGGTCTGAACTCTGTGTATCCCACAGTTACTGAGACTTCTGGAAAAAATACTGCGACAACTTTTGGAAATACAACTATAGAGAATATAGCTGTGAGAGCTATAATTCTTCTGGTCCATTGAAATCCTACGTTCTCATATTCTCTTGCATCTTTAACAGCCTTTTGTTGAAACTTAGCACGTTCCATTAGCATAGCTTGATTAGCTTGTTTAGCTTTTATTGACTGCGACCACAAACTCATAAGCCCACCTAATAAGGTAGAACCAATCATAGTGATTATTTCAAAAGGGATTCCCATTAATCTTCGTCTTTGTAAATTACTTCCATCAAGTCTTCAAACATGTTCCTAAAATCATCTAGACTCATGAAAGGCATATCTTGTTTTACTTGATGTAGACAGTATTGCCGATAGCAAGCTTCGAGTTGGTCCTCTAAGTACAGTATCATTATAGCATCCTTATCGTAGTTTGTCAATAGCGATTACGAAATCTTCAACTCTTACTGGTGTTTGTTCTTTCCATTTAGATTGTCCATTTCTACCAGAACCTGTTGAGACTTGTCTGATTGCTTCATCGTAGTCTTTATTAGCTAAAGCTCTATAGGCTGATGGAAATTTGTTCATCCATCTTGTGCCTAGTTGAAAGTTTACGGAACCTAGTGCAATTATAAAGTCTGTATCTTCTATCCCAAGTTCTTGCATTTGGTAAGCAGCAGCCTCCCACGCCATTGCAGCATCTTGTTGAAGCCATTCATCTCTTTGTTCTTGAGAAACTCTGTCACCAACTTGGTACATTTGACGTTCTCTTTCTGTCAACAAGTGACCTACACCACAGGTAGGCTTGCCTAGTGTATCAAGGTATACGCATTCTTCGTTACCTTCTCTATGTTCTAAGTGATTTAAGTAGTCGTTGTATTTCATTCTGATTAAAACCCAAGTCGATTCATCTCTTCTTTAAAAGGTTCTCCAGTTATTTCATTTATTCGTGTAGCAGGGTCCTCTTTTGTAAACGGAACATCTGCTATTCCTGTAACAAGTCCACCTTTCACTTTTTTCTCTCGACCTTTATATTCTTTAGACAACTCTAGGTCTAGTTCAGCTACTTGTTCTTGCCAAAGCTCATACTCTGCATTTACACGAATTAGTTCTTCTTCTAAACTTTCTAGTTCTTTATCAAAATCTTTTTGAGAACCAAAAAACTCCATCCCAAATTTTTCGGCTTCCTTATACATTTTGTTTATTTTTCCTTCAATAGCATAGATTTCTTTTCCAAAAAGCATTTCTCTTAAATCTCTATTTATGTCAGGATTTTGT